ATGGATAAAGAAACTTTACAAAAATATGCGCCTACAATAATGGTTATCGCTGCTTTGTTTTTTCAATACAACATTTTTGTTACTCCACAGCAATTAGAAGTAACGCATAGAGAAATATTGGAAGAAGTATCTCTAAAATATGCTACGAAAGAACAAAATTACGCTATGAAAGAGCAAATAAGTGATATGCAAAAAAAGGTTGATAAAATTTACGAAGTAATTATTAATGAAAGGACACAAAATGGCTTTAACTGAAATCGAATATGGTTCGCTTGCATCATCAGCAATATTGAACCATAATTTTCAATTTTTACAAGATAAGATTACGGAATTGTCTGCTCTTATCACTTCAGAAACATCTTCTTATAGTTCTACTGTAGCAACTTTAAATACTAGTATTACTAATCTTTTGGCTTACAAAGATTCATTTATACCAACAGGTACTATAATAATTTCTCAATCTGTTGATATTCCAACTGGTTTTTTGCTTTGTGATGGGTCTGAGGTTAAAATTGATGATTATTCTGATTTGTATGCGGTGATTGGAACAACTTATGGGCAATCAGATAGTACCACTTTTTGTTTACCAGATTTAAAGGATAAACTTGTTTGGGGAAAAGGAGTTGCTACTACTGTTGGGCAAGTTATTGCAGCTGGATTGCCGAATATTGAAGGGTATTTAACTGGTCAGGAATCACAACATGGAGCGCAAACTCACGGAGCTTTGAAATATAAAGATACTTGGGGTGGTGTTCATTCCGGTCGTGGTGGTGCAGTTGCTGGAACTATGGTTTTTAACGCTTCTTGGGCAAATTCAATTTATGGAAACTCAAATACAGTACAGCCACCTGCTGTTGTCACTAATTTTGTTATTAAGTATTAAGAAAGGAGTATTTATGATTGTTTATTTATTTGATACTGAGTCAGGTATTTATTTGAATAAATATTCGCCACAATCTAATCCTAAAAAGGTTGGAGAATTTATTTATCCTAAAAATTCTACTCTTATAAAACCTGTTATTAAAGAAGGTTTTGTTCCTGTTTTTGATGGTTTTAAATGGGTTCAAACGCCAGATTTTAGAGGTAAAGATATAATTAATGTTGATACTAAAGAATTATCTGTAATGCAGTGTCTTGGAGAATTGCCAGAAAATTGGGTTTTGTATGATGAATACAAAATGACAAGTGAATATATAAAATGGCAAGATGAACTTAAAAAAGAACAATTTAAAAATGAAATTTTAAATCAGATTGAAGAATTTGATTTGAAACGTATTAGAGCAATATGTGAGCCAAAAAATCGTGATGATGGTGTTTCGTGGTTAGAATTTTATACAAATAAAATAACAGAATTAAGAAAACAATTAATGGAGGTATAGATTATGGCACTTTATATAGATGAAAATGGTACCATTACGCTAGTTCAAGGCGATAGTGGTGATGTAGTTGTTTCTGGTTTAGATACAAATCAAAATTATGATGTTTATTTTGCAATTCAAAATCTTAAGCGTAGACCTGTTGTGCCTGAGTTGAAAGTAACCTCAAATAAATCTGATACAGTTACGTTTGTTTTAACATCTGATTATACAGATTTATTAACTGTATCTGAGGATAGTGATTATGAAGTTTATCAATATGGGCTAAAGGCTTGTACTGTTGATTCTGAAGATACTTTAATTGTTGCAAATAATGATTATGGTTCAATGAATCAGCTTATTGTTTATCCAAAAACAGTGGAAGGAGTATAAAATGAATATTGCACAATTAATAAAAAATCTTATTCAATTAACAACTACTAAAATTATTGAACATGTTAATAAAGAGTTTGATGGTAAGGAAAAAAAGACAAGAGTTGATGCTGCAATAACAACTTGGGTAACTGATAATATTGTTAAACTTGGTACTGTTCAAAAATTTATTATTACTCAATACATTATTCCAATAATTCCTGTTATTACACAAGCTATTTATGATTGTCTGAAACAGAAAGTAGAAGGTATAACTGCAAATGGTTAAATATAAACTCTTAAGAAAACAGAAAGAGTTCATAGAAATACCTCATAACTATCCGCTTGATGTTGTAATATATCAAGGTGGGTTTGGTAGTGGAAAGACTTGGTGTGGGTCACTTTTAGGGATACTTATGGCATATAAGTATCCCGGCTCGCGCGGGTTAGTTGGTGCGAGAGAATATGAACTTGTTAGAAAAACAACACTCGTAACTTATCTTGAACACTTAGAACAATTTGGGTTTAAAGAAGAAAAAGATTTTTTTTACAATAAAGTTGATAAAATAATTAAATTTAAAAATGGTTCAGAAATTCTTTTCTCTCAATTAGATGATGAAGAAAAGTTTAAATCTCTAAATCTTCATTGGGCAGAAATTGAAGAAGCTTCTCAAATAGATGATTCTTCTTTCAAACAATTATTAGGTCGTTTAAGGAATACTTATCGTCAAGATAGCTGGCATGATTTTAGGTATAGGTTGTTTGGTCATACAAATCCTCAACCTAATAAAGATTGGATTTATAGGCGATTTGTGCAAGATAAAAAGGAAAATTACAGACTTATCATTGCTCCTACAACAGATAATACTTTTTTACCAAAACATTTTGTTCAATCTCTTAGAGAAAATTATGACGAAGATTATTATAGAATAAATGTTTTAGGTGAATTTGGTGATTATGCCTCAGGGCTTGTTGTGAAAGGATTTTCTGAAAAAAATATTATGCATTTTAAATATAATAAGAACTTACCTCTCTATTTAACTTGTGATTTTAATGTTGATCCTATGTGTTGGCTTTTAGCTTATAAAGATGATGAAAATGTATATTTTTTTGATGAGATTGCGGTTGAAAATACTACGACACAACAGTGTATAGATGAATTTATTCGCAGATATCCGAATCATAATGCAGAAATTATTATTAATGGTGATGCTTCAGGTGATAATCGTACCACTCAGAGTGAGTATACAAATTATGCGATTATTCGTAATGCTTTAAAAAAATATGGATATGAATATAAATTTCGATTACGTGATTATAATCCTCCAATATTATCGAGAATTCAGGTATTTAATGCTAGAGTGAAAAATTCAGTTGGTGAATGTCATCTTTTTGTTGATGATAGAAGGTGTAAAAAACTACTTTATAATATATATAATCTCTCTTTTAAGGAAGGTACAAGTATTGTTGATGTCCCAACTTTTACCCAGATTAGGTCTAATAAAGAATTTAAGTTTTTAGAGCATCCATTTGATGCTGCAAGTTATTTGACAGAATTCTATTGGCGAATTAAATAATTTTTTTTGAGTAAGGTGTGTGGGTATATTAAAGAATGACAAAATAATCCTTTTACCTTCAGAATATTGTTTTAAGTTAAAAGAAAGGAGTGGTGGTTCAAAAAATATAATTGTTCGTTATTAGTTGAATTAAGGAGAATTTATGGAAAATTTACAAAAAACAAATGATGTTTCTCAAACTATTCAAGAAACATTAACACAAAATCAGTTGCAACAATCTCAGAATGTCGAGAATTCTGATTTAATTTTAGGGAAATTTAAAACAGTAGATGATTTAAAAAATGCCTATAAAAATATGGAATCTCAACAAGGACAACAATCTAAAGAGCTTGGTGACCTTCGGAAAAAGACAGAGCAGTTAGAACAGTTTCAAAAACAAAAAATTGAAAATGTTGAAAAATTAACTTCAGCTATGGATTATATGTCAAAACATGTTGCTAAATATGATAAAGATGAATATCTTAAAAACCCTGAGTTTGGAAATTTGTTCACAGAAGCTTTTCTTGCTCTTGGTACTAATTTGGATATAGATAAGTTTGTGTCACTTACTGATAAATATGTCCAAGCACGTATTAATATGTATGAAAAATCTAAACTTGCTAAAACAGAAAATGAAGAAGCAAAATCTTCGATGCAATTTTCTGGTTCTGATGCAAAAAGTTCAACAAAAACTTTGCTACCCAAAGTAGATACAATGCCGTTAGATAAGATTGATGAATTTGTTGCAAAGTATATATAGAAATTTTTTACTCTCATTTCGGAAAACATTTTTTATATTAATATTCAAGCCGCCGATTTTTCGATAACGGCTTTTTTAATATGAAATATGCCCGAAAATTTAGTTATTACATTAGTTTAGAAAGGATTTATTATGTCTGTTAAACAATTAGTTATTTCAAGTTTTAATCAAGCGTTTAAAAAATACTTGTATGATGAATTAGTTATTGGAAAACTTGCTCATACTGATTTTAAAGATTCAGTAAAAAAGGGTGATGAAGTTGATATTGTTATGCCTGGTTCTGTAACAATGTTTGATTATGATGGTGGACAACTTCAATCTCCTGAATTGGCTGCAACATCAACTACAAAAGTGAAAATTAACCGTGGTAAAGCATTCCATTTCGAATTGACTGCTATTGAAGAAAAACAAATTCAGGCAGCATTTGATGGTGGGGAACAATTAAATCTTGCAAAAGATTATACAAATGATGCTATCAAACAATTTGCAGCTGGTATTGATGCAGCTTATGGTAATTTATATACTCGTGCAGCACATTATTTGGATGATAATGGCAAGGCTATTACTCTTGATGCTGATTATGCGAAAGAAATATTAGCTTATATGCAGGCTGTTTTTAAAAAAGGTGATGGAAAGGGGCACACAAACTGGATTGATGGAAATATGGTTTGTATTGTACCGCCTGAATATCAGTTTTATCTTGGAAAACTTGATGATTTGAAATATGTTGAATCAGGGCACGATAAAATGTCTAAAGGTTATGTAGGACATCTTTGTGGTTGGGAAATTCTTGTTTCTAATAATGTTGCCCAACCTGAAGATGGTATTTTTTATCCATTATTCGGGATTAAAAATAAAACTCTTGCAGGTGGTGTATCTTCTAATTTGAATACTCAATCTTATACCCCTGAAAATAGTTTTAATACGAGATATAAGGGCTATGGTCTGTATGGTGTTGGTGCTCCTCGTGCAGATTTCTTGGGTACTGTTAAAGTTGCTGCACCTTTATCTTTATCTACACGTGCATAATAATTGCTGGGATTATTCCTGTAATTATTTTATTTATTACACATAATTTGAAAGGATTTTTTATGACTAGAGATATTATTTCTGTTCAATATCCCAAGATGGATATGTCTCAATCTATTGCGAATACTGAAATCGAAAAACAAGTTGTTACTCCCGCAAATGGGATTACGATTGGTCGTGCGTTTGATAACAAAAATAATTCGCTTGTTGTTTGTATTGAAAATACGGCATCGACAGCTTCAGAGGTGATTTTTAAAGCTGGTGATAATTATCCAAATGCTAAGTTGGGTGATTTGACAATCGCAGTTAAAGCAAATACTGTAAATGTTTATCAGTTTCAAGATTTGTCGAGATTTGAGAATAAAGATGGTTCAGTAAATGTTGATTTCAAAACAGGGTTTGCTGGTAATATTTATGCTGTGGCTAAATCGGTTGCGGTGTATTAACCAATTCCTACTGGGGCTTTTGCCCCAGTTTTTTAGATAAAAAATGTTTGGGTTTGAAGATAGTACGGTATTTTATAAAGTTAATAAAATTTTGAATTATTTATCTTTCAATTGTTAAATCTTAAATGAGTTAATCGGTTAGATTCTGAGTATGAAGTACTGAGAATTACGGCTTTATAGTTTATGTTTTATGTAAAAAATAAAGGAGGTTATATGAATTCTAAAAAAGACTGCGCAGGAACTTATCCTGTGAGTGGTTATGTAAGAAAAGATGGAACAGAGGTTTCTGCATATATGCGTACATGCGGTGCTAAGCATGAGGGTGGAATAAATTATTTATCAGAAGAAGAAAAAAAGTATATTAGAAAAAAGGAGGAATGTGAGTATATTAAGAATAACTTAAAATATGCGTTTTCGTTTTCACCTTATCAAGAAATGTTAGCTAAATCTAATTTAATTGATATTTCAATGTTCAAATATTATAGTCTCTCTTTAGATTTTGAAAATCAAAAACAATTTAATACAGATAATTCTTATCAAAAATTACAAAATATAAATGATATTCAGTTATGTCAATTAATTAAAAATACGTACATTGATATTGATGATAATAGTGATGTTGTAATCCCTCAATTTAATACTGAATTGTATAATTTTGTAATGAATTCAGATGAATTAAAAAGAATTATAAAAAATAATTATATTGGAATAGAAAAAGGTTTATTTAAAAATAAAATAATAGATATTAACTTTAATGATTTAGTTTTAGGCAAAGCAAAATTATATAATATGCGAGTAGTCGATGATTATATTTGTGGAACACTTGTAGATTATTATGATTTTGATGAATTAAGTGCGAAAGTGGATTATAAAAATATTTTAAAGACACTAAAATCAGTATTTTATACTGAAATTAATAATAACGCATATTATCAGCAAGAAGTAGGACGGTTACATAATTATTTAATTCTTCTCCCAATCAGAATCCCTGTCTTGAATTAAATGATATATGTAATTGTATAATGGTACAATTATGAACATACAGGATAATATAAGAGTTGAAAGTAAACCTATTAACCATAGTAAATTGTAAAAAGGATTTTTAATTAAAAAAGTCCATTTTATTTTAAACTTTTTTAAGAAGGTATGTTCAATTAATGCAAATATGAAAATGGGTAAAAAAATATAACCTGTTACAAAACAAAGTCCTAGCCAAGCAAAAACAAAAAAATTTTCTTTAGAATAGTTACCTATATATATTGGGAAATAAATATAAATCCACCCCACTAATGCCATAATATGTGACCATAAATGAACTTTGGTGTTTTGTAGTTTTTGGTATAGATTTTTGATGAATTCTTTCATATCTTAATTATAATTTGGGATTTATTTTTTGTATTAATATATTTACGTTTTTTGTTGAAGTTAATAAAAATATCGAAGATAGGTAGACTGAATTAATGTAGTTTACCTTCTTTTTAATATGTTAATTGGTTGGATTCTGAGTACGAAGTACTGAGAATTACGGCTTTATAGTTTATGTTTTATGTAAAAAATAAAGGAGGTTATATGAAAATCAGAAATAAAAATACAAATCATGTTTTTAATCTTCCTAAAGAAGATGTTGAACAATTGATTGCTGAGAATCCGTTTTTGTACGAGAAAGTTGTTAGAACTTTAAAAAATACAAAAGAAAAAAATGTTCAAAATATAAAACCACTATTTGAGCAAAATACCATTTTGCCATTAATTTGGGAAAAATAATTTGTTATCAAAAACTGTTAATATGAATTTTTAAATCTCTAAAATCAACTATAATATCTTCTCGTATATTCTAAATAAGTGCATATAAATGTATTTTTACTACTATTTACTATTATTTATATCTTCAAAATATTGTTTTACGTTTAAAGAAAGGAGTCATTATGACTATTAAATTTTTAGATTTGTATAATGATGTGGCTTCTCAGCCATGGTCGATGTTTGATTCTGGTGCGGAAATAAAAGAAGATTTTGAACCAGCATTGGTGTCTTCTATTAATAAAGCAATAACTGATATATGGTATTCTTATCCGTTTTCGTTTAGAACCAGAGAGTATTCTTTTGCAACTATTAATAATATTAAAAAATATAAGTTGCCGAGTGGGAATATAATTAATGAGGGTTCAATTGAAGATAATCTTTTTGCGGTTAAATGTAACGATAGATATTTGGAATATAATCCTAATTTATCGGAATTTTCTAAAAAGGGTGAACCTAAAGAATTTACTATAAAAGATGATAACATTATATTTTATCCAATGCCTGACAAGAGGTATCAAGTGAATATAAAATATCTGACTCTTGCAATAGGATATGATAAAAATGAAAATGAAATTTTTTATCTTGAAAATCCTACAGATTATATTAGTATCCCTAAAAAATATGAAACTATGTTCAAGCATACAATTCTTGCAAAATCACTAATGGATTCTATTGCATCTATTAATGATGAAAATTATGCGGGATATAAATTACAGTTTGATAAAGCCTATAAATTGCTTATCAAAATAACAAACCCAGTGAAAAAATCCATGTCTATATCGTTTTAGTGATAGGAGTATTATATGTCTACTACATCTCTTTTTTGTAATAAATTTGGTGGCATCTGTAAACAAGATGCCACTTTTTCTTCTAAGAAAATTACAGCATCTGATATGCAAAATGTTGAATTGTTTAATACCGGTATAAATTCTGGTGTTGGTATAAGAACGGCAAAAGGTAATATTATAGTTTGTGATTTAATTCCTGAAGGAGAAAAAATTGTTAATATTTTCCAAAGTGTTCAAAAATCTAAAAAATATTTCTTTGTTCATACTGAATCTGAAACAGAAGGTAAAATATACCTTTTTATACCTGATGCAAATATAATCCAAGAAAAAGTTCAGTCTTTATCTGTTACTGGAAAGTCTTCTGCAACTGATTTTGCGCAAGGTTGGAGTGATTTATTTGTGTTTTCAAATGGAGAAGAACTTTTGACGATAGAACTTAATCATTATGATGAAGAAGGTTTTTTGAGTGAAGTAAAAATGATAACGTCTTTTGATACCGAAGATAGACAAGTCAAAGGTCTTGGAGTTGTAAATTTTAATGGGCGTTTATGGGTGTTTGACAAAAATGTTTTGCGTTATTCTGTGCAACAAAATATATATGATTTTGCGACTTCCGATTCAGATATAGTTACTTCCGCTGGATATATAGAGTTTGTAAAAGATATCACTGCAATAACAACATATGTTTCATCTTTAGCTGTATTCCATAGTGATTCATCAGAGTTGGTTAATGTTGATATTTTGGGTGCTTTTTATGTCTCTGAAGAATGCCCTGGAGGGTGTGCTTCGTATAATGCTTTTGTTTTTCATGGAACAGAGTTGTATTTTTATGATGATAATAAAAAAGGAATTTTTTCCTTTAATCAATCAGTATTAGGAAATAAAACTCTTGGAAAAAATATTGCACAAAATTTGCAAGAAGAATTGTGTAATATTTCACCAGAATTATCTAATATTAGAATGTTATCAGTAATACTTTCAGATAGAAATGAATTTTGGTTTCTTTTGCCCACCAATGACACAGAGTATTCAACTATATTAATTTATGATTATGTACATCAAGAATGGATAAAAAGAGTTTGTCCCAAAATTAATTGTGTTCAAATTATTGATAATGTTCTTTATTCTGCGGATTCAAATGGCAAAATTTATGAAGAATATCAAGGTAACGATTTTCATGGAATATTTATAAAAAGTTTTTACCACACATCTCCACTTAATTTTGGGATTGATAATATGTTAAAAATTCTTTTTATTCCACCTAAAATTGGGCTTGATTTAGCATATAATAATGATTTTTTTGTTGAATATATAAAAAATTATGACTCTTTGAAAAAAACAAAAAAACGTAATATTGTTGCAAAATCTCTGAAAAATGCTCTTTATTGGGATGTTGGCTATTATGATAAATTTTATTATGCCCCTCAAAATGCAAGCTCATATTATACTTTACCTTCTGAAATATTTAGAACTCTTGAATTTCATTTTTATACAAAAAACGAAGGACAAGATTTTTGTATAAGAAATATTGAATTTACTGATATAAAACTAAAACCTATGTATTAAGGAGATATTATGAAAAAAATTATTATACATTGGACTGCGGGTTCGTATGTTCCAAATGCTGTTGATTTAAAACATTATCATTTCTTGATAGATAAATATGGGAGGATTAATAATGGGATTTTTAAACCCGAAGATAATAAAAATTGCTATGACGGCAAATATGCCCCCCACACCGGAGGTGGAAATACAGGCTCTATTGGTGTTGCTTTGTGCGGGATGTTCGGTTTTATGTCTTCTAATAAGCAAGGTTCTTATCCCTTAAACAAAGTGCAATGTGAAGCAATGTTTAATTTGGTTGCAAAACTTGCTAATCAATACAATATTCCAATAGATTCTGAACACATTATGACTCATTATGAGTTTGGGAAAAATAATCCAAAGACTACATCATATGGTAAGATTGATATAATTTTTTTACCGCCATATCCAGAAGTTAAGACTAATAAAATAGGTGATTTTATTAGGAATAAAATCAAATGGTATTTTGAACGGATTAAAAATAAATAATGTTTACAGCTAGGTAATTATAAAATAGCAAGGTAGGCTAAATTAATGCAACTATGTTGAATATGAATAGCTTACCTTCTATTTTCAATATGTTAATTGTTTGGATTCTCAACACGAAGTTCTGAGAATTACGGCTTTATAGTTTAAAAATAAAGGAGGTTGTATGAACGCTAAAAAAGACTGTGCGGGAACATATCCTGTGAGTGGTTATGTAAAAAAAGACGGAACAGAGGTTTCTGCGTATATGCGTACTTGTGGTGCGAAGCATGAGGGTAGTGTTAATATTTTGAATAATTTTCTTGCTTCTTCACAAAAAATCGTTGAAACATCTATTCCATTCAAAGATGCTTATCATAAATATTATAAACTATCTCTAGACTATGAGAATCAAAAGCAATTTAATAAAGATAATGTTTATAAAAAATTACGGGATATTAAAGATGAAAGATTAAAACAACTTGTAAAAGATTCGTATTCTTATATATCTGATGATACTGATGTTGTTATTCCTCAATATAATACTGAATTATATAATGCAGTAATGAATTCTCCGATATTAATAAAAAAATTAAAGAGTAATTTTGATAACCTTATAAAAGGTTTTTATAAAAATAAAATTATAGAAATAGAATTGAAAGATTCAAAAAATACATCTCTTATTCTTGGAAAAATCAAATTGTACAATATGCGTGTAGTCGATGATTATATTTGTGGCACGCTTGTTGATTATTATGATTTTGAGGAGTTGGCTATATTAAAAGATGATGAATATAACTTTAAATTTCTAAAATTCGTTAATAACAATGCTTATTATCAACAAGAAATAGGACAATTGCATAACTATTTGATACTTATGCCTATAAGATTTTCTTTAGAAAATTTAGAATAAATATAATAATATATTTTTCCCGAACACTAATATTGTCATAAATGCCAAAATTATAAAATTTATTTGCCCAACAAGCCAAAAAATGTTATAAAATGGGTTTTTGGTTAAAAAGGCCCATTTTATTTTAAACTTTCTAAAAAAAATATATTCAATAAGTATTAATATTATGCTAGGGATAGTTAGGATAATAGTTATACTTACTAACAATATCAAAAGACAATACGAGATTATTTCATTAAAAGTACTAACTATTGCAATTATTGTAAGCAGATATGCCCATCCGATTAATGCTGTAATATGTGACCATAGGTGGGTTTTGGTGTTTTGTAATCTTTGGTATAGGTTTTTGATAATTTCTTTCATATTTTAATTATAATTTGATATTTATTTTTTGTATTAATATATTTGCGTTTTTATAATGATTTTCAAAAGAGATTGTGTATGTGGACTTTTGTTTTGATGATTATAAAAGTTATGTATATAGGTTTCTGTAAACATAATGTAAACAAATTGCTTGACATTAAATTTTGTTTTTCATAAACTAAACTTATGTCACGAGCCCCCATCGTCTAGAGGCCTAGGACAACACCCTTTCACGGTGTAGACAGCGATTCGAATTCGCTTGGGGGTACCATATAATAAACAAGATATAACAGGTTTTGAGACCTGTTATTTTTTTGTTTGCATAAAAATAATAACTAAAAAATGAAGAATGCTAACAAAAATGCTAACAAAAAAATTATAAATCTTGCGTTCCAACATTTAGTGCTAATATATCTTTTTCGGTTAATACGATAGGGTTATCCTTTGTCCCTTTTTCTTTTAATTTATATTTTGTTGTTCCTAATTTTTTTGTTTCAATCTCACGGTATTTGTCAGTTGCAGTTCCTAATTTTTTTATAACAAAATCTTTACCTCCTCTTTCTGTAATAATTTGCATTACATTAGTAGGTGTAAAAAAATCATTTTCCAAAATATCTGATGTTGCATGAGGACTATAAATTTGTCTTTTATTCATAAAACCGATATGTCTTTTATTTGAAATAGTATCCTTATAAACAAAACCATAATCCCAGCCGAAAGAGTGAATGATTCCTTCAAAACTGGCAGTAAAAGTTTTTATTGCATATTGATTTTTCTTTTTAAAATTAAAAGGAATTTTTCTATCTGAATAAATAAGCTTTTTAGCGTTGTAAATATTAAAATAAAACTGTTTATTTGCAATAAGTTGACTGAAATCAATAAATTCTGAATTACAAGCATAGTGGGAAACTTTTTTTATATTTGTTCTGAAAATAGTTTCAGCTTCGATCATGAATTGAGTTGAATGTAAATTTAAGCGATATTCATTATTCTCGTCAAACATTACAATTTCAACTTTATTTCCAATAATTTTCTTATTTTTATGATTAGTTATTTCAAGAGATGTAAAACAAATGTTTGGATTTTCTATAGATGACTGTGTAGTAAAATTAATAAGAATTTTTTTAGAGTGTTCTACTATTTTCTTTAGAATCCATTGAACAAAAGACCATATAATTCCAAGGATAGGTACAAGCAAAATAGTAATTATGAGTTGATATTTCTGTAAAAAATTTTCTATATTATTTAAATCCATACATCCCTTATTGCATTCTGTTACCTGTAAGCAATTATAACACCTTTCCAATTTTGTTTATTTTTCTTAATTTTATTTTAACATTTTTTTAGATGTTACTAAATATTTTTTTGAAAAATCAAAACTTGTTATTTACTATGATATAATATTGAACAAAGGAGGAAGTATGGAAATAATTCTTCACTCAATACACAAAATAATAGTTATGATGTTTTTTATTTTTGTCGATTTACTTAAAAATTGGTCTTTTGTTTTTCTTTTAACAATTATTTTATTTCATAAACAAATAAAAGAGCTAATATCCAACTTAAATATATTAAGAGTCACCAAAGACGGTCTAGAGTTACAAAAAGCAAAAGAAACTATTAATGATTTACAAGAATTAGCAATTACCATGTACATCCCTGTATTAGATATGTTAGCTAAAATAGGAAGATGGGGTTCTGATCCTACTATAGAAGAGAGGCTTTTAAATAGAGATATGGTACAAAAATTTACTGAAAAGCATTCTATTAATGATTCTAGGGTAAAAGAAAAAATAGATGGCATTAATAATTCAATCCTTTTTGATGTATTAGATTCAATGGTTGAAAATTTAAATGGTACTAACAAAGTAAATCTTTATAAAGAATTTCACGACTTATTTAATGCTAGTTCCGTGGGTAATTTTACCTGTAACCCTAATATGGAAGCTATAAAAAATAAGTTAATAGAAAATGATTTAATGGATGAAGCTGTGAAATATATATATGAAGAAGCCGAAAATTTTGTAGCTACTAAAAATTTTAAAAACCTCTCAAAACTAAGGCAGTTTATAAATATGAAATCAAAACGTCATCGCCACTAGATAAGACTTATGATAATTTTAGTATTCGTTGTTTTCTATTTTTTATAAGCTTATTTTTTTCAGCTGTTGGAAATATATATTTGGTTAAACGTAAAAAAGCAAAAAATACATAATTAAATAATTCTACTGTATATTGTTCTGGCGTTAGATTCCCGTGAGCTATATCATTTCTTAAATTCCATCCTTCTTTTGCCACAAACAAATATCTGAAATACAATAAATCATTAGGTTCAAAATTCTCTGATATAAAATCATCGTATAAGAGATAATTTAAATCTTTTTCTCGCATTATACCATTCTCTTGAGGTAATGATGCCGTTGTCGGTTGTTTATGACAAAAAAGATAATGTCTTATCCAAGTTTCAAATTTAAGAACCAAGCTGTCAGTTATAGTAACAAGAAATGGGTAATATTTTTTAGGATTTTGTTGCCATAACTCAATTTCCTTAAAATAAGTTGCAAAAATTGAAATAACGGTTGAACTCCAATTATATTTAATTCGCTTTTTTCTAGAAACAGTTCTTGGAATTAAATCAAAAAAGAAACTATAATCCATTAAAAAGGACAAAAATCCTTGTAGAGTAATTTTACCACTTCTTATACCTTCAATTATTATGTATTGGATCGTTATTTGATAGATTTGCCAATATGCACTATAATTCTTTAAGCAAAAATCCAGTTCTGTATTTAAAGCAGAAATTTTTGCAGGATGCATGTTGTGATCTAAAAAAGATGTTGAAAACAAACCATCAGTAACACTATTACTAGATTTTAAACTATCCATAGGAGGATAAAAAGTATTAGAAACTGATAAATGCTTTAGAATTTCAACCTGTTCCAATTCTAAAATTTGTTTTGCGGTATCAATAAAAAGTTCAGTATCAATAGGATAACTAAATTCTGTAAGTTCTAATTTATCTTTGAAAGTTACATATTTCTGCTCTAACTGCTTTATTTTATTTGTATATTTATTCATACGAGTATAATGTTTTATCGCATCAACACACCATTTACGAGATGCTATATTAGAACCTGCTGTTTCCATTGACTTTACAAGGCACTTACCAAGCATTTCATCCCAGCTATAAGATAATTTACCTCTTCTTTCATCAATTTTATAAGCACAAAGTGGAATTATTCTTGTTAAATAATGATAATCACCTTCTTTAAACTTAAGTTGTACTAAATTCCAAAAAACATCATCAACTCCTTCAAAATCTGCCTTTTTGAATGTTTTCTTATATTCAAGCATCAATTCAATAATAGAAACAACTAAATAATGGTATAATTCGATATTATTCTCTACTTGTAAGAATTTTAAAACCAAAATTTTAATGTCTTTTAATTTATTTGATTTTGACAAAACAGCCAAATGCAATAGCTTAGTTATTATATCAACTATACTGTGAACAAAATCTTTTGATGAAGTTGTAGATAAATCTTCAAAAGCTTTATTTAAAACTTCATAGTAACTTTCAATAGCATTTTTTATATATGATTTGTATTCAGGTTCATTTGAATAATATAAAATTTCTGAATAGATAGCCTTTAAAAGAGAGTTTTGAGTTTGCGTAATTCTATCAACAAGATAGCTATAGTTTTGAGAAATTATTTCATAAGAACTATTCATACAATCAAGAAACTTTGTTTTTATACTTTCTGCGACTGTAAAAACAGCTTTTTCAATACTAATTTCAATGCTTTCTTGAATAGACTTTTCAGCTATTTTTGCATTAATGGCATTATTAACAGAGCGGATGCGATATAGGATTGTTACATTATCCTCTAAGTACTGATAAATTTCTGATAGTGGCATACATACTCCCTATGTTATAATTATTTTAACAGAAAATGTTATTACGCAACATTTCTTAGTTCATAAATATTATGAAGTTCTGTTAAAATTTGGTTCCAATTATTTTTAATTAGGGGTACCATACAAAAAAGAGAACCTATGGGTTCTCTTTTTTGTATGGTAAATAATAATGAATATTATTTTTTGCTTTGTGATTAATACTTCTTTGTTAAGGAATGTTAAAATAAGTTTGCAAGGGCTAAAATCGAGTTATAATGCCCTATATGATATGATATGATATGATGTGGTGGGGTGGGGCAATTTTATATAATTACCTGTTTTATTAATTATAAGGGAATTAATAAAACAGGAGTTGTTAGAATGGCAGTTGATAGTAATGTTTCGATATCAAAAAGTGTTATTATTACAAATCAAAATTTAAAAAATAAACAACATAATTATCATATTAATCCAAATGCTGTTGATAAAACTCCTCAAAAAGATACTGTTCAATTGAGTAAACCTAAAAAAGAAGGTCTATCAATTGGTGCTAAGTGGGGATTAGGAACTTTGGCACTCGCGGGAATAGGAACAGCTGTCTACTTTGCCACAAGAGGCAGAGGTAAAATAAAACTTAATGCTAATCAAGAAACTAAGATTAAAGAACTAATTACAAGTGGTAAACTTGATGAAAAACATGCAGAAATATTCAAGTCAATAGAACACTTAGAAGGTGATGACTTTATTAAGGAGGCTTATAATCGAATTGCTAAATCTATGGGATATAACAAATCGACTTGTCCAGTATTAGAAATTACATCTAAAAATAGTTCTAGCAGTACAAATGTAAGAAGAATCAGAATAGATAAGCTTGGGTTTGCAACTAAAGAAAAACAAGTTGGTGCAATAAGACATGAATTAGAACACTTTAGACAAAAAGATATTATGTATAGAGCCTTAGGTAAAGATGCTACTTTAGATGCAATGATTGAACCAAGTATAAATAAATTAAAGTATAACGAACAGTTTTGTATAGAAAAACTTGGTAAAAAATATTCCGAGTTAACCGAAAAAGAGCTTCAAGCATATAGAAGCAAACTAAGGACAGAATTTAATAATGCTGAAAACTCTGATATCCTTAACCTTTTGCTTACAAGTAAGGGGAAAATTAGTAAAGGAACAGCAGAATATGCAGAAGCTGAAAAAATATTGAAAGCTAGAAAAGAATACATTACCCCAGGTGCTGTTGTAAGTGAACCGTTAACTGAGGAACTTGCACATAAGTTAAAGGCTGAAAACCCTAAGGTGTATAATGCTATACAAGAAGCCCATCGTACATATAATAATAGTTACTTAGAAACAGAAGCTAGGTCTGTTGAAGGTAAGATTAAAGAAATGTATAGACATTTTTGCGAAGCAATAAAAAATTAGTTTGCTCACATTTTGCTCATAAATTTTTGTAGAAATTGTTAAATTTTTTAATTCCATAAGTTTATTATACATCTTTTTATAACAAATAATTTAATATTATTTGAGTTTGCTGAAAAACTCTAGTTTTTCTCGCAAACTCTAGGGAACGGTTTCGAGTAAGGCTAGGTGCTATCCCGCACCTAGCCTTACTCTCACACACCTTAGGTCGGATTTGAAAAGCGGCTTGTCGGCAGAGTGCCAAGTGCTTTTGCGTAGCAAAACACGTATGCACGTTTATTGCCGACAAACAAGAAAAGTTAGAAAAATTGTCATTTTTCGACTTTTTCCGCATCCTAATTTCTGTTTTTTGCGTTGTTTAAATTTTTAAATAATGCATTTTTTTAATACACATTAATGAAGCAAAATGCTTCGGAAAGGTTAAGGTTTTTTATGGTTGAAGCAACATCAAACAGTATTGAAAATCGTGTTACGGTTTCAAATAACGCTGCAAAGTATTATTCTGATTTGGCAAAATCTTATTTGGAGCAAGCTAGTGAGTATGCAAGTATTGCAAAAGATGCTGAAGCAGAGATATCTTCTATGATTCAAGCAGAAAATTTAGATACAGTTATTGATAATTTGGATAAAATTAATTTAATCGCTGAAAATATTGATAATCTTGGTATTGGTTCCGCAGAATGGGGAAAAATTACCGGAGATGTTTATATTCAAACAGATTTGGCATCAATTATTAACGCAAAAGCTAATACTGCAGATTTGCCAGAGGTTGCTACTACTGGTGTTTATGCTGATTTACTTGAGAAACCTGAAAACGTTTCGGCTTTTATAAATGATGTAGGGTATTTAACTCAAGATGAATTTGCTGAACAAATAAATAATTTAGATTTTTATACTAAATCAGAAATGGATTCAATGATTGGTGATATTTCAAGTTTATTAGATTCAATCAATGGGGAGGTACAATAATGAGTACGATTACTGAAAAACTTAACTATTTAAATGAAACAAAATCTTTGATAAAACAGGCTATTGTTGATAAAGGTGTTGATGTATCAGATAGTGATACTTTTAGAAGTTATGCTGATAAAATTGATACGATTTCTGCTAATAATAATGTTATTGATTTAAATTTACCTATGAATAATGGTTTAGTGTTTTGGATAGATGGTCAATATAATACAAGGAATGGTAAGGATCATACCAAGACTTATATGCAAAACTTATTATGTACAAATTCATACACAACATCTACAGGTTATAGAGAATATTTACCAAATGCAGGTAATTCTTGGGATGGTGATTTTTTAACACTTGGGAATTATGCATTTTATCCTTATATATATAATAGTACAAATCTTACTGCAGAAGCTTTAATCATGATAACAAAAATACCAACTGAAAATTTGATATTTATTAGTACAGGTTATGAGGGCGGTTGGTATTTATTGATAACACCTGAAAGGCAAATACGATTTGGTGTTAGGCAAGGTAATAGTTATGTCTATGTCAGAACCGATATTGTTATGGAACTTGATACTCCATATTATATAGCAGCTACTTTTGAAGCTAATAATGAAATCAAGATTCATGTAGTTAATTTAGATACTGTTAACGCTGTGGCATCAACATCTACTATGACTTATAATCTTGTAAATATGGCTGTTGGAACACAAGCTAATACAAGTACGTCTGCATCAGGTAAACATTGGGACGGGCTTAAAATAGGTATGATTCGTATCTGGAATAAAACTCTTTCCGATGAAATAATTAATACAAATTATTTGAGTACGTTTAAACGATTTGGGATTCCAGTTTCAGAAGATGTTACTGAATAATATTATCTATAGGAGATATTCCCCAATGTAATTTATTTCTTAAAATAGAATAGAAATCATCATCTTCTAAGAATGCTAATTTTGCATTTTTTGTTGATGTTTCAATGTTAAATTTGGATATGTTATTTTTTATTTCCTGTCCATCAATAGATACTGATAAGAGTTCGTCCATAGAACTTATTGTTATTTTTTCGGTTGATGGAATGACAAGTGGTCTTGCAGTTAGTGTATGTGGGCAAATAGGTACAATAACAAGTCCATCAATATTTGGGCAAAGTATTGGCCCTCCCGCAGATAATCCATAAGCTGTTGAACCTGTTGGTGTAGATATGATTATTCCATCTGCGATGTAGTCGCATACAAATTTGTCATTAATTTTTAATGAAAATTTAGATGTTCTAGAACAAGAACAACCTTTGATTACAAAATCATTTAATGCTAAAAATTCTCCAGATTTTAACATTGTTCTTTCTTGAATTTTGTAAGTTTTGTTTTTGATTTGCGTGACGACTTTTTCTATCTCAGATGTTCCTGATTGTGATAAAAATCCCAGTCTACCAAGATTTATACCTAGTATAGGGGTATCGTAATCAGAATAAAATCTTGCAGTTTTTAGGATGGTTCCATCGCCTCCAATGACGCACACAAAATCATATCCACTTTTTAAGGAATCGATATCTAGAATATCATACTCTAAAGCGTTCTTTTGAAGTTCAGTTTCAAGCTTTGAAAGGACGCTTTTTGTATCTATAATATTTTCATTTGTGATAACTGCTATTTTCAT